AATTGGTCACTCGAACTGATCCCGGCTATCCTCGCTGCAATCGACTTTCTCAAACGCGCTGCACAATCTGCCGATCCAACACAGCCCGATGTGATCTATTCGATCGCGGGTGCGCTTAAGATCATGGCAGATGTGCGCGCCTCAATGGATATTTTAGATGCTCGACTTGCTGAGTTCAATCGAGAGGCGCGAGCGGCAGATCAACAGGTGGCTGCCGTCGAGGCTGACGAATCGAATACCGAGCCAATCCGCATTCGCTAACTGGTTGCCAGCGATCTCGCCTGAACTGAACTGGAGTTGGCCGTACATCCGGTATGCGCGTGAGCATTTGGATCGGATCACGTCAGGCGAACTGCGCAAGCTGATGATCTTCATGCCGCCGCAACACGGCAAGAGCGCGCTCGCGACGATCCGTTATCCGGTGTGGCGTTTGCAGCGCGAGCCGAGACTGCGCGTGATCGTCGGTGCATATAACCAATTCCTATCTGAGAAGTTCTCGCGGCAGGCTCGCCGACTTGCCTCGTATTGCATGCAACTCAGCCCGGAACGAACGGCTGCTTATGACTGGGAGACACGTTTTGGTGGTGGCATGCGAGCCGCCGGTGTCGGATCAGGCGTGACGGGTATCGGCGGTGATCTGATCATCATCGATGATCCCGTGAAGTCGCGCGAGGAAGCCGAGTCGCAAGCGTATCGCGATCGCGTGTGGGATTGGTACTCGAATGATCTCTACACGCGACAGGGACCCGACTGCGCATTTATTCTCATCATGACCCGCTGGCACGGCGACGATCTGGCCGGCCGGATTCTGGATAGCGACGACGGGTCGAACTGGACAGTTATCAGCCTACCCGCTGAAGCCGAGCCAGGTGATCCACTCGGTCGCACTGCTGGCGAGCCGCTCTGCCCAGCACGTTTTGATCTGGCCGCACTGGCTGACTTTCGCATGACGCTCGGACGCGATTACTATGCACTCTATCAGCAGCAGCCGCGTGCACGTGAAGGCGGAATGTTCAAGGAGCATTGGTTACCGTTGATTGATGCAGTGCCAACGCATGCAGCGCGGGTGCGCTGGTGGGATCAGGCGGCCACCGAAGCCGGCGGTGACTTCACAGCGGGTATACTCGTTGCCTATGCTGATGGCATCGTGTATATCGAAGATGTGATTCGTGGACAGTGGGCTGCTGGCGAACGCGATGCGATCATTCGCCACACGGCTGAAAAGGACGCGATGTACGGGCTGATCACGTATTGGGGTGAGCAAGAGCCGGGTGCATCGGGCAAGGATGCAGCGCGTGCGTTCACAAAGCTGCTGGCAGGCTATCCCGTGAACACTGAGCCGACGACCGGCAGCAAAGAGATCGCGTGTCAGCCACTCGCTTCACAAGCACAAGCAGGCAATGTACGTGTCAAGCGCGCTGCTTGGTCGTCGGCATTCATCGCTGAAGCGTGCGACTTTCCATCGGGCAAGCACGACGATCAAATCGAAGCTGCCGCACGCGCGTTCAATAAGCTCACGCGTTACCCGACACCCGCATCGGGAACGAATACAGAACTGCGTCGAGTGCATGCAGCCCGATTGCGCAGCAGTTGGCAACGAGGTTAGAGGTTAGACGTGAAACGTAAAACACAAACAGTCACACGCACTCATCTCAACCGCACTATCAAAACTCTCCGCACTGATGCCGAGAAACGTGTCAAGGCTGCCTACTGGTCGGGCATGCAGGATGCTGAGGACGAGCCACCCGTAACGGCAGGTGGCATTACCTATCAGCGCCGAGGCTACCGCAGCAGAATCACCATTCGAGACGAAACACCGACGAGTCAAGAGGCCGCTATCGAGCGCAGCTCCCGTCAGTACGCGACGAATCCACTTGCCTATGCCATCGCCAACACGCGGACAGATTATGTGTGGTCTGACGGGCCGGTGATCACGGCTGACAACGATAAAGTGCAAGCTGTTCTCGATGCGCACTGGTACGACGATACAAACGACTGGGAAGGCAAGGGCGCGCAACGCGTACGCGATCTAGGACTGTATGGTGAGCTGTTCATCGAGGCATTTGTGCGTTGGGATGGCGTTGTGGGTGATGGTCAAGTCCGGCTCGGCGCGATCGATCCCGCTGAGATCGATCGAATCATTGCGGATGCCGACAACCGCGAGGAGATCGTCGCGATCCAACTCAAGGCGGTGGCAAACGAGCCACAGCAGCGCGGGCGATTGCTCAAAGTCATCTGCGTCGATCCCGAAACGGGTCGGCTGCATGGTGTGAAGTCGGCCCAATTCGCAGTGAACCGCGGCCACGAGGCCAACGATATGATCACGCGTTTGCGTCGGCGTTGGCGAGTCACCGAAGCGAATCGGCCAACAGAGCAGCTTGAATCAGGCTGGTCGAACGTGCGCGCCGTCGAATGCTGCTACGGTCGCGCCTGGCGCGTGAGTGAAGCACACAGCGGCATGATGTATCAAGATCGCGTCGGTGCAGAGATCGAAGGTGTGCCTTACGATGGTCAATGTTTCATCGTTCAAGTGAACAAGACAAGTATTGGCATGCGTGGCCGACCGGATGGTCTCGCGCTCATTGACTGGCTGGACCGCACCGATCAGCTCTTCTTTGACATCCTTGAACACGCGGCGCTGCTCAAGGACATCGTGTGGGACTTGCAGGTCAATGGCTCGGATGAAAAGGAATTGGACAAGCAGGACAAGAAGTTCCGTGCCTCATCATCTCAAGCAGGTCGTGTCTTTGCGCACAATGAATCCATCGTCCTCACTGATCGCAATCCCGATCTCAAGGCAGCCGATTGGTCATCTCTGTACGATACGATCTTGAACTTCCTCGCTGGCGGCGCACGCCTGCCGGTTTACATGCTGGGCAGCGGCGGCGACGCAAACCTCGCGACTGCTACCGCACAAGGTTCACCGACCTATCGCGGCTTCGAGACGCGACAGGGTGTGATACGCCGGCTGCTGATCCGTATCCTGCAATACCAGGTGGATTGTGCAGTTGAGGCGGGTCGCATCCCGGAAGAAGTTAACATCCTCGATGAGAACGGAGAACCAAAGCTAGATCGTCTCGGTCTGCCGATGCGCGTTCTCGCGCGCGACTGCTTCGATGTGCAGATGCCAGAGATCAGTCCACGTGATACAGCGGCGGCAGCGGTGACGTTCTCGAACGTGGCAACGGCGATCACGGGACTGTATTCGATGAAGTTGCTGCCGCTTCAGACGGCAGTCGAACTCGAAGCGCGTATCAGTGAGTTGCTCGGTGTCGAATTCGACATCGGCAAGGTTGTCGAGGCATTGCAATCAGCGCCGGACACGTCGGGATTAGCTGATGCACTGGACAAAGCGCAGCCGAGTGGTAACGGACAGCAGCCAGCATCCGATCTATCTGCACTGTTGGCTGTGATGGATCAGGGTGTGAAGAATGGCTGATTATCCTCGGCGCGGTAGCAAAACCGATTACATCGCTACACTAGATGCACTCGCCAAGCAAGCGAATCGCCTAGAAGATGAAGCTGTGCGGCGAGCAGTGCGCTTGCTGCAGGAGGCATTGCGCGAGATCAACCAACGCGTGCTGACAGCAGAAGGCTGGCGGCTATCGAATTTGGAGAACTTGCAACACCAGGTCAACGCGATCCTGGAGTGGTATCGAGAGCAGGTCACCGTGGCATTCTCGGACATTCAAGCATCAGCTTATAGACTCGGTGCGCAATCAGTGGATGAGCCGTTGAGGGTGTCCGGTATCTCACCAACGCCGACGCGTCTTAGCCCTGCTGTGATCGCTGTGTTGCAAGGGTTTAGCGCCAATCTCATCACAAAGATCACCGAGGAAGTGCGCACTTCCATCAATGCCACACTCGCGCAGTCGATGCTCGGTCTGATGTCACCGTTCGAGGCACAGCGGCGCATTAGTGAGATCGTCGGCGCGAAGGACAAGTTGAGTGAGCTGACTGGTATCTCCGCGCGCGCTGAAGCGATCTTCCGCACCGAGGTCGGGCGTGTGTACTCGATCAGCACGCAAGCACGTTTGATGCAAGTCGCAGAGACAGCGCCGGATATCGAGAAGGGTTGGATCGCCACGGGCGACCACCGTACCCGCAGCGGCCACCTTGACGCGCACGGACAGCGCGTGAAAGTCGATGAACCATTCGAGGTGGCTGCTGAACGCGGCGGGCCGAAGGAAAAGCTCATGTATCCACGCGATCCACGCGGTTCACCGGCGAACACGATTAACTGCCGCTGCCGTCATATCGTATGGCGTGAAGGATACGGCGAGTTCGTGCCGCGCACAACAGCAAAGGTCGAGGCAGAGATTGAACGACGTTAGACCTGTGTTTCCACGTGATATACCACCCCACGTGGCACGCTTATTTATCAGCGGTGCACGCGTCTTCTCAAACATGCCACCAGAGCACGCCGAAGTTGCTAAGCGTGCGATGGAAAGAATGATCGCCGAATGGCGGCGAAAACCAACGCAAAACCAACATCTTGACAATTGGCACGAAACGTTGTAATCTAAGCACATCAATTCCATAAGAAAGTCCCTTGGGGTCACAGATTCAGATCAGAGGGCGATGAGTCGAAAGACTGATCGCCTTTTTTGTTATGCCACAACCGAAGACCGGTGAGACGCAAGACGAATACATCAGCCGCTGCATCCCAATGGTGCTGAACGAGGGAACGGCGAAAGACGGCAGTCAAGCAGCCGCGATCTGCCACTCGATGTGGGATCAGCACGCAAAGGCAAGCATGACCGACGAGATACTCACTGATGCCGATCTCGCGCTGGAGGCCAAACTGCGCGGGATGGAATTCGCCACAGCCGATCCGGGTCTGTTCACTGCGTGCATGAATGATCCAGATAATCAGGATCGCTATCCCGATGAGGAACGGCGCGCGCGCGTGTGCGCCACCATCCACAAGAAAATCACAGGCATCACACCTGCCGAACACGAGAGTTTGAACCTCGCGCAAGTGGGACGTATCACCCTCGCTGATATTCATCTCGAATCCCCGCTCGATAAAACTGGCCGCTCATGGGAAGTCGTGGTCATCGGGCCTGAAGTGGTCGGCGATGTGCAGGCCATCGAAGGCACATCGTACATCCGTTCGAAGAACAATCGGCTGTGGTCGATTGCTGCACTCGAATCAGCCGTGCCGATGTTCGAGGGTGCGAAAGTCTATGACGACCATTTGACTGATGCAGAGTTTCAGCAACGCGGCGGCATGCGACCGCCGGGCCGCGATTGGCTCGGTTCACTGGTCAATGTGCGCTGGGATCGCGCGACGCAGAGTATGCGCGCGACATTTAAGACAGTCGATGACGCTTTTGCGCGCAAGCTGATCCGCGCGCAAGAGGGTGGCGTACTGAAGACCATCGGTCTCAGCATCGATGTGCTGCGCGACTTCGTGCGCAAGCGCATCGGTGAATCCGTTTATGAACTCGTGAACAAGATCACGCGAGTGATTTCAGTCGATGCAGTCGGCGATCCAGCAGCCGGCGGTCGTTTTGTGCGTGCGCTGGAATCATTACAATATGCACGGGAGGCGAACATGGAAGAGGCAATCAAGCAATGCGATCAGTTGATCGCGGCAGTGGAGGCCAGCGCACTGCCTGACGATGCAAAGGCGCAACTCAAGGCGCAGCTCGAACAAATCAAGGCGAGTCTGGGCGCTGCACCGCCGGAAGAAGCGGTGACACCCGAAGCGCAGCAGCAAGCTGTGGAAGCCAGGATTGCGGCGGCGCAGTACGCATTGCGCACGATTGAAGCCGTGGTCAAGGCTGCCAGCGCGAAGCCGACGCCGACTGTCCCGAGCCTGTCCGATGTTGACAAGCGCCTCCAGGAAGCCGACCGCAAAATCGCCGAGGCAAATGCCACCGCCGAGCGCATTTTGCAGGCCGCGCGCGTCAGCCAGTCGCAGCAGGCTCTTGAAGCGGCACTGACCGAATCGGGCTTGTCGAAGCCGATCCGC